GATAATGATTATAGGAGCTGTGATTTGGCTCTGCGGAGTAATAGTTATGTTTGGAAAGGTGAGGTAGTCAAATGATTAGACCAGATTATATTTGCCCAAGCTGTCAGCATATGTCAGTTACTTCGGTAATCATGGTGTTTGAGAATGACAGAGTTGTTGAAGTTAAATGTGATAACTGCAAATCAAACATAAAATACACAATTAAAGCAGAGGTAGTCAAATGAAATCATGCTTTAAAAAGCAAAGGCTTGCTACTAAGAAGCGGAGTATTAAGTTAATGAAGTGGAAGAATAACTTCATGAGGAAATATGGATATAAAAGGATAGCAGCATTTGGCGTTGGAGCCAGTGAAGCAGCACGGAAGATTGCAAATGCTTTATATCCTGCACTCAAGGCTATCACAGGATTACAAAAAGCAAATGAGGTAGTGGAATGAAAAGGCCTATTTATGAAGAAATTAAAACATACGGTGGGGATATCATAGGTAAAAATATTATCGGATATGAAATGGTATCCAGACCAGGATTTTCTAAAATTAGACATAAGAAGCACCTCAAGAGAAAAGTAAATAAAAACTTGACTCTTGATGACTTTAGGAAAGCTGGAAAAGGATATGCGAATATTATTAAAGCATTTGCGGAAGGGATGGCAGAGGTAATTAATGAAAAAGTTTATTGAAAGTGCAGTTACAGGTATTCTGCTAGGTGGATTTATCGTTGTATTCATTGCAGTGATTTATCGCACTGTTAAATGGATTCTGGGATTTTAGAAAACAAAAAAAGCGCCATGGCGGGCGCTCTTTACAAATAGAAAATTTCTAACTCTATTATATCAAATGAAAAGGAGTTAGGACGTGAGTAGAAGATACACATTATCACAGAATGATTTAAAGATGATTGAAAACAAATTGTTCATGTATAAAAGAATTGATAATGCTATTGCAGTTAGAAAACAAGAACTAAAAATCAAAGAAAACCGTGACGAAAATTTTGGCGGTGGGCGTTCTAACAAAATTTCAAAGCCAGTTGAAGAGTTGGTTATGAAATGGGATGCTGATCCACAAATACAAAATTTTAACAATTTCAGAAATTTAGTTGATGAGATGTTGACTGAACTTGATGATTTGAATCAACTTATTTTCCATTATCGCTGGATCGACTCCAATAGATACACGTGGGAAGAGATTGCCGATAAGTGTAAGTTGACTGAGAGACAAATTTATCGCAAAAGAAGGGCCATTTTGGAACTTTATGACGATAAAACGGGAGGTTTTTGGTAAAAAATGCTCAAATGTCATGTTTAGGGTATAGAACCTGACATCCAAAAAGTGTTTTAATAGTATCATCAAGAAATTGAGAAAAATAAAAGTCGATGGAAATAGTCGGCTTTTTTGTTATTGAAAGGAGGGAATCATGGCTCAAGCAAAATATAAAGAGTGGCTGACAAAGGAAGGCTTAATTAAAATTGAAGGTTGGGCGCGTGATGGCCTTACTGATGAGCAGATAGCCCATAACATGAACATTTCTCGTAAGACTTTGGCTGATTGGAAAAATAAATATGGTGACATAGGTGACACCCTAAAAAGGGGCAAAGAAGTTGTTGATAGACAAGTAGAAAATGCTCTATTAAAACGTGCTTTAGGCTATGAATTCGTTGAAGTTACTAAAGAACGCATGTCTTCGGAATCTCAAAAAGAGCGACACAAAGGACAAAGCGAGCTTACAGAAAAGCAATGGGATGCATGCATTACTTTCTTCGATTCAAAATGCTGCTACTGTGGCAAATCTGGAAAACTCACTAAAGACCACTTGCAGCCGTTAAAAGAAGGCGGTGCTTTGGAAATTGCAAATGTAGTGCCTGCTTGTAGCTCTTGTAACTCATCTAAAAAAGCCAATCAATGGCTAGCATGGTTTCAAAAGCAGAAGTTTTATTCAAAAGAAAAAGCAGAACTTATCCAGAAGTGGATTAACTTTTCTTTAAGCATCAAGCAACTATTCGAAGATGATGATGTCGAATCAGAAATGGTGGTATCTAAAGAAGTCACAAAGCATGTTGCTGGAGATACTACTGCTCAAATCTTCTGGTTGAAGAACCGTAAGCCAAAAGAGTGGCGAGATAAGCGAGAGACAGAACTTTCAGGAAATGTTGCTGTATCAAATCCTTATGCTGATTTAACAACCGAGGAATTAAGGAGGCTTGCAAATGTCCCAGAAGATGGTTGACAAAGCAGCTCTTCGTGAAGAAGCCTTAAAAGAATTAGCCCGTCGAAATTACCTTGATTATTTCTATTATGCTAATAACTGTACTTTTCTACCATTGCGACATCAAAAGTATATTGCTCCTTATCTGCAAAGAATTTCGGAAGGCGAGCGGCTTTTTATGATTGTAGAATTGCCCCCACAGCATGGTAAATCAACATTTATTACAGAAGCTTTCCCTTCTTATTACCTGATGAAAAACCCAGATAAGTTGGCAATGGTTGTTTCATATTCCGAAGAGCTTTATAAAAAGTTTGGTAGGAAGAATCGGGAAAAGTTTAGAAGTTTTAGCAAGGAACTGTTCAACTTAGAAATAAGTCCTGACACTGCCAGTGTATCTGAATGGGGAGTGGACAAACATCTCGGTCAACTTTACAGCACTTCTATTTTAGGGGGAGCTACTGGTCGAGGATCTAACCTACTTATTATTGACGACCCGATAAAAAACCGCGCAGAAGCTGAATCTAAAACGATAAGAGACAAAATCTATAATGAGTGGCAAGACACTTTTTATTCACGTTTATCTGCAGATGGTTCAGTAATTGTCATAATGACCAGATGGCATGAGGATGATTTGGCCGGAAGGCTCTTGAAAGAAAAGAAACTTCCATGGATTGAAATAAAAATACCTGCCATTGCTGAAGAGAGGGATTTACTCGGTCGCAAGATTGGCGAATCCTTAGCACCAGAAATCGGGAAAGACGAAGCTTGGGCTGAACAGACAAAAGAAGTTACAGGTTCACGTGGTTGGGCTGCACTTTACCAACAAAGGCCGACACCAGCTGGCGGGGATATATTTAAACGTTCCTGGGCTAAGTTTTATGTTCCAACTCTTGAAATGAAAGTCAAGCTGGGACTAGGGGATGATGTGAAAGTTTTACCCACGCGCTTTGATATACAGGTCCAATCATGGGACTGTACGTTCAAAGATAAAAATACATCTGACTTTGTATCAGGGCAAGTCTGGGCGCGTGAAGGTGTCGACAGATATCTTTTAGACCGACATCACGAGCGTATGGGAATAGTTGATACTATGAAAGCTATTGAAGTTATGACAGCAAAACATCCTGCAGCAATTGGCAAGCTAATAGAGGATAAAGCAAATGGATCTGCAGTAATTGAAATGCTGCAGAAGAAAATCCAAGGAATTATTCCAGTTAATCCTCAAGGTGGTAAAGAAGTACGCGCTCAAGCAGTAGCACCTCTTTGGGAAGCTGGAAATGTATATTTACCTCATCCGCTTTGGAAGTCTTGGTCAGATGAAATATTAGACGAAATGACGGCTTTTCCAAATGGTGCTCATGATGATGATGTGGATAGTATGACACAGGCTTTAGTGAAGATGGATGCAAAACCAAAACGAACACGTCGAGAAAATAGAAAAACAGCATTTTAAAGAAGGTGGTGATTAATTGACCTCAAAAATTATTAGCGGAAAAGCTGAAGAAATAAAAGATGGCTTGAAAAAAAGCGAAGTAAAAATTACCAAAGAAAAAAAATTGACAATCCAAGAAGATGGAAAAGCAGACCAAGCGCGTGACTTAACGCAATTATCACCGCCATATAACCTTGCAGAATTAAGGGCCATTACTGATATTTCAGATATTCTAAACCAGTGTATTGAAGCTTATGCGACAAACGTTGCTGGATTTGGCTTTGGTGTTCGTTATCTTATTGATGATGTCGAAGAAACAGAAGAAATGAAAGCAGAGTGGAGTACTCTTGAAACTCTTTTGAATGAGTTGTCTTATGAACGTCCCGCAAAAGAAGTAATCCAAGAAGCTATTCGTCACGTCGAAGAATGTGGCAATGGTTTTATTGAGGTAATCAGAAACTTACGGGGCGAGGTTGTTGGCATTGATTCTATTAAGCCAGAGTATATGACAGTAACAAAACTCAATAACGTTATTAATAATCAAGGCCAAGAAATCAAAGTCCGATATTTTGTTTTCTCTGATTCCACTAATGATTCCGAAGTAGAAAACGGAACATGGTATAAGAGCTTTGGTGATCCAACTTTACTGGATACTAATGGCACAATTGGTGCAGGAACTGCAACGGAAGTTATTCATTTGAAAAATGGAGATTTTCAAGACCCTTATGGCGTTCCTCGTTGGATTGGCCCTTTGATTAAGATAATCGGTAATCGCAAAGCTGATGAGCTGAATTATCGCTACTTCACACAAGGACGTCACGTTCCACTTGCAATAGTTTTGGAAAATGCTGAATTAACTCCTGAATCAGAAGCATCACTACAAAATTATGCGAATTCAGTTGGTGGAGAAGATAATCAGCATAAGTTTTTACTGTTAGAAGCTGAAAAAGTTAGCCCTGTAGAGCAAATGATGGATGACGACAAAACTAAAGCATCTGTGCGGATTGAAAAGCTTACAGATATTTTGCAGCAAGACGCTCTATTCCTTGAATATGATGAAAATGTATCTCAGGCAGTGCTTGGGGCTTTCAGGCTTCCACCAATCTATGTGGCAAAAACCACGGAATACAATCGATCAACTGCCGAAACAGCAAAAGAGCTGACAGAGGAACAAGTCTTTCAACCATTGCGCGAGTCTTATGCATGGCGACTTAATGATTTATTCAAGGAGTATGGGTTCAAATATGTTGAAGCCTACTTTAAATCTCCCAACCTTTCAAATATGGATGATATCAAAGCTATATTATCTCCAGCTATCCAAGCGCGTGCTGTAGCTCCTAATGATTTACGCGACTTACTTTCTAAGGTCCTCAATAAGCCGTTAGAGGACTTTGAGGGAGATGAGTATAATTTACCCAACAGTACTCAAACAGTACGACAGGGACAAGGTTTGGAGCTACTGGATATATCCAAAGCTTATGGAGATTCAGAAAGTAGCGAAATCGCTGCGAGCATTCGAAGATTAATCAAGGAGGCTAAAAATGATGGATGAAGAATTAATTCAAAAGGCGCTAGCAATAAAAAAAGAAGAAGATAAAGAGCTTGCTAGGTTATTGAAATTGGCAGGTTTTTTATTTGTTGATGAATTAGTCAAACAGATTTTAGAAATCGAGGATGCTTTAGATGAAATCTTACAGATTGATTATGAACAATCAGCGGAGCTTGCTGAAGAACTCGCTAGTAAAGATAAAAAACCTCTAAAGACTGTAATCGTTTTGGCCTTAAGCGCTCGAATTTTCAAAAGCGAAATGGCAAAGAAAGTTAATCCTAAACTAAAACTGTCTTTCTTAACGCTTTATGAAAAATTTAACGGTAAATACAAAGGTGATGAACCTCATAATCCCAAGTCAAGACACTTTAAAGAAATTGAAAGATGGCTTAAGAATTTGCCTAAGCTTATGGATCTAACAACCAAAAATAATCTTGTTAATTTAATTCAAAAATCCTATGAAGATGGGAAAGGAGTTAAATGGTTGGAGCGAGAACTCGTTAAACTATCGGAATTTAGCCGAAGTCGTGCCAGGACAACTTCAATTACTGAAGTGTTGCGGATGTATTCAGGGTCACAATATGAGTCCATGATGAACAATCCCAACATTGTAGGTAAGGAGTGGAGACATACAAGCGGAATAAAAGAACCACGTGAAGCGCATGGAAAAGCGGACGGGGAAATTATTTCCAAAGATGATTATTTCATTATTGATGGCGAAAGATGCAGATATCCAAGAGATCCTAAACTGTCTCCGGGTAACTCTATTCAGTGCCATTGTTTTATGAATCCTGTCTTGGCCAATAAGTTTACGAAAGGGGGATAATATGCCAACGTTAACAGTCGAGTTACAAGTTCGTATGAAGCTGCGTTTGAAATTGGGGATTTTATGGGTTAAATATTTAGCTATTATTAATTCAAAAAACACAATGGCAGCATACGAGAGGCTAACAGCCGACATAAATGCAAGACCAGAACGTTATTTGAATATTAAACAGAAAGGAATATGATGCGAAAGCTAGAAAATGTAAAAGTTACTCATGTTTCATACGTCGATAAAGCAGCAAATAAAAAGAAGTTTTTTCTGACAAAATCTGCTGCAGAACCAACATTTGAAACAGAAGTTAAACTTTTGACAAAAGCGGAAGATCCGCAGAGGTTGGTTTATGGTGTTGTATATGAACCAGAAGCTGAAGATGCTCATGGCGATTATATGGATGCTGAAACAATCGAAAAAGCAGCCCATGACTTCATGGAAAACTATCAGCAAATTGACAAACAGCATGATTTTACTACTCAAGCTGGCAAAGTTGTTGAGAGCTATATTGCTCCAACAGAGATGAAGATTGGAAAGTCTACAATTTCTAAAGGTACTTGGGTACTTGTTACCAAAGCCACTGACGAAATGTGGGAAGACATCCAGAAAGGCGAGTTCACAGGCTATTCATTAGCTGGAAGTGCTGAGGTTGAAGAAATTGAAAAAGCGACAAAAGAGCGCTATATCGAAAAAGAACCAAAGCGAAATTTAGTCGCTGCTGTAGATGCCTTTTGGCAAACTGCAGGAAGTATTATTTGGGACAGCAACCAAGGCTATCCTGAAATATACGATAATGTGATAGCCGAAGCAGATGAATTAATTGATGTGATTAATCAATTAAAAAATGCTAATGGCATTGTTAAATCTAAAACTGTTACAAAACAGGGCCTCATTAGTATGGTGAAGTCCATTTTTAATACAAAGAAAGAAGAGGAAGTCGAAATGACGCATACAGAATTGGAAAAGGCTCTTAAAGAAGCATTGCAACCAGTGCATGAACGCTTGGATGCAATTGAAAAAGGCGAAAAGACTGCCAAAGTTGATGAAAAGGATCCCGAAAAGGAAAAAGACCCTAAAAAAGAAGATGAAATAGCAATTGATGCCAAAGAAGTAGCTAAAGCCGTTGCTGAAGCAGTCGCTCCGATCAATGAAAAAATTGAGAAGCTGGAAAAAGCGCGTGTAAGTAACAACCGTGAAACTTCATACCAAACAAACGTTGCTAAATCAGAAGCAGTTCCAAGCTATGTTGATGCTGCTTTCCCATTGGACTAATAGAAAGAGGACTAAAATATGAAAAACGAAGATTTACTCAAACAAATGGCTGCAATTACTAAAGCAGGGAACAATGTAACTTTACGTGACGATAATGCACGCGCTTTTGTGATGGATATGACAGGCGGACAAGCAACGCTTAAAAAACTTCCTGTATATTTTGCTAAATCAGGTACAGGTTCAATCGACAAACTCGGTGTAAAACGCCGTAATTTGAAAAAACATCAAGGTGTAAATACTAAACCTGATGGCACAGAAATTAAAGAAGAAGCATCAGTCGACTTCTCTCTGACGTCCCTTTATCTTGATACTTGGATTGAAAATTCAAATACATTCTACACTGCGCGTACTCGTGGCCAAGATGTTCGTCAAGCTTTGCTTTCTCTTATGCAAGGACAATTCGGTGCAGATCTGCAAGACCTTGCATTTAATGGTGATGAAACCAGCGACGATGTATTCCTTAAATTGAATGATGGTTTCATTAAAATGGCTAAAGCTAACGCGGCTGTTAAATTGAATGGGGCTAAACTTCCAACTATTCAAGAACTTACAACTGGTGTTGTAGGTAAAGTTGAATCTAAATATTTGAACAGCACATTCAAATGGTTTATGTCTCCAGCAACTGCTTCACACTATGTGGCAGAAATCCAAAATCGCGAAACTGTTTTGGGCGACTCAGCAATTGTGAATGGTGCTCTTACTAATATTGCTGGTTACGGTGTCGAAATTGTTGACTCAATGGAAAATGATGTTGTGATCTTCACACCATACGAAAATTTGACACAAGTTATTGGATTGGATGTAACTTTAACAACTGCTGCGCAAGACTCAACTGCAGTTGCCAAACAAGCTACATATCATTTCATGTTGACAGATATCGACTTTGTTATCCGTGAAGATAAAATGGTTGGTATCGTTACAGTTACACCCTGATGCCCCCCAAGAACCAACTGGGGTCACGTTGGATAATGAAACACTTAACTTAGTTGTTGGTGGAACACAAAAATTGACTGCAACAGTGTTACCAGAAGATGCTGATGATAAATCAGTTCAGTTTTCATCAAGTGACACTGCTATTGCAACAGTAACTCCTGTTCAAGGAACAGTTACAGCAGTTGCTGCAGGCACTGCTACAATTACCGCCACAACTGTAAATGGAAAAACGGCTACTTGTGTGGTGACAGTAACAGCTGAGTAGTTTGCAAAGAATATTCTTAGAAAGGAGAAACAATGAAACCGTATGTTGATGAAGCATTTTACAATGATGAGTTCATGGGAGTACATGTGGAAAGCAAAGATTTCCTCCGGTTTTCTAAGCGTGCATCTGATGTAATTGATGCCTTAACAGGATGGCAAATTCTAAAAATAGGTTTAGATAAATTTACAGAAGATGTTCAAATTTTGATAAAAAAAGCTTGCTGCGCTCAGATTGAGTATTATCAACTTGAAGGCATTGAACTAGATGCAACAGGAAACACCGAATCCTCGGGTAGTGTTTCTATCTCTGGTTTTAGCTATTCAGGACGGAGTTCTGAAGGCAAACAAAGCAGTCGAGCGGCGCCAAGCTGTTTGACTTATCTAGAAGGTACGGGCCTACTTCGTAAAAAGGGGGTGCGAATTGGTATCATTTAAACCTATACCGAAAAAACTTTTGATTCATGAAGTTAGCTATATCCCTCCTGAAAAAGAAGGGGATGGCTCTATTGGCGGTAATACTGATCAAGAACCAAAAATTATTAAGCGCGTGAGGTTTAATCCAAATCACAAGCTTATTAAAAAGCCGGGTAACGTTGAAAGCTTTACTACTGGTGTACTTTTTATTGATTCAGTAAACTCAGCCCCGTTTATAAGTCCTGCAGAAGGCGGGACGATTGTATTTAATGGGCGCAAACTTAAAGTGCTTGAGTGCAAAGAAGCCTATACTGATCAAGTAGAAGTTCATCACTTGGAGGTGATGTTACAGTGAATAGGTTTAATGGCAATTTTAATCGTGCTAATCGTGCAATTAAAAAGGCTGTGAATCCAACAAGTGTTGAGGTTGCAAAACAATCAAATAAATACGTCAAAAAAGATACAGGAGCAACAGAAGCTAGTGTCTGGTCGGACAGTGATTTTGATATGGGAAAGGTAATCTGGGGAACAGATTATGCAGCTTATGCTTATTACACTGGGACACCATCTAAAGAGCATAATTCAGCAGCTGAAATGAGGTGGGCTGAAATTGCTAAAGCCAGAGATATGGAAGCAATACGAAAAGTTGCCCAAAACGCAATAAAGGAGAATCTCTGATGGATTTATATGCAAGAGTTGCAGATCACTTGAGAACTTTAGGACTATCCACTCCAAGATTAACTAGTGAAGATCGTCAAATTATTCAAGAGGACAATCCTCCACAGGATAATGACCGAGATGTTGCGATACAAGGTATTGCCACTGGTCAAGCTCAACAAGATTTAGCTCGAAACAGAGCAATGTCTCCGCTAATTCAGGTCACAGTAAAAAATACTAACCAAGCTCAAGCAATGGATGATGCTTGGAGAATTGCGGACAGCTTTGATAAGTTACCAAGAAAAGAAAAAGATGAATGGGTCACACTTCAATCAAGTGATGGCTCTTTTGTTTTTGAAAATAGTGAGGTCTATACACAACCTCGAAATTTAGGAAAACAAGAGCATGATGCATACTTGTATGTCCTAACAATTAGATTAAATATTACAAAATAAGGAGAGAAGCATGGGTATTTTAACACTCAATTTACAACATTTTGCCGCAACTGGGTTTGCTCCTAACTGGATGAATAAATACGAAATCGGCGAAAAAGGAGAAGTGGGGTCAGACGGAAAAATTACACCGCCTGCTGAACTTCTTGAACTTGCAGCCGGTATTCAAACTGTAGATCCATCAAATGATGAAGATACAGAAGATTATTCATATTATGGAGACAAAGGCGGTAAACAAACAGAAGTTACAGGCCTTTCTTCATCTTATGCATTTACAGGTCACCGTATTTATGCAGATGATCCTGCGCAGCAACTTGTCCGAGACCGTTTAACTAAGACTGGTCAAGATCGTATTGTTTATTTCAAACATACAGAACCAGATGGGCGCGTGCGTGCCGGCAATGCCACATTATCTGGTATTGTACATACTGGTGGAGATGCTAACACGCGCGTTAACTTTGAAGCGACAGTAACATTTAGTGGGCTTCCAAGTGACGAAAAGCCTGCACCCTAATGCGCCCCAGAATGTAACTGGGGTAATTAATAGTGATGGCTCAATCAAGCTAGATTGGGGTAGTGTAGATGAAGCACAATCTTATCTTACACACTACAGTGAAGCAAATCATGCTGATCCAAAAGATGCGAAGTTCATGGGTTACTCAGAAACGAATTCTTGGACACTACAAGCTGCAAATGTTCCTGTACTTGAAACTGGAGATGAAATATATCTTTATGTCCAAGCTTACAAAGAAAAAGGAGAGGGAGCTGATGATGTAGAAAAAGCGGCTTATCTTCATGATGGAGAATTTACAGGATCTGCTTGGAGTGCAGTGGTCACTCTAACTAAGGAATAAATACAATAAAAGGCTAGGTCTATTCCTAGCCTTTATTTTTTAAGGAGAAAATCATGGCAAAAAAACAAAATGTTATTGACATTAAACTCACAAAGAATGTTCAACCTGTTCGAATTTTTGGTTTTGACTTTGAAATCAGCATGAACTTAAAGAAACGTACTAAACAGGCTGAGAATTTAAAGAAAACTTTGACTGAAATTGAATCTGAACAAAAAAAGATTGATGGTCTTGTTAAAAGTAATGACTTGGCAGGACTCTATCAAATTACTGAAGTCTTTGAAAGTAAAATAAAGGACATTGCAGATGAGATTTTTGGAGTAGGGGCATTCGATAAACTTTATGAAGCAGCAGACGAAGATGTATCTGTCATTATAGCCGCTATGATTTCTTTTAGCGAACAATTTGCACAAATTAATACTAAACAAAAAATGCAGTCATATATAGACGGAAAAAAACGATAGAAAGGAGGTGCTAATATGGCACTTTCTCTTTCGTGGGGGATTAATAATTTAATAGAGGTAGAAGGAGTAGAGTATGAACTTGATTTAGAATTTTCCAAGGTATTACGATTCTTTGATTTATGGAAAGATAATGACCTCTCAAACATTGATAAGGCTTTTATATCTATTAATATGCTCCTAGTCGATAAAGGAGTAAAGGTTGACATGGAGATATTGCCATCTTTACTTACTGCTATTGTAAAACGTATTGCGGGGGATAAACCTCCAAAGAATTCTATCAAGCGTGATCTCAAAGGCAACGCCTTAGAGGAGGAAAAGAAATATTATGATCTCGAAGAAGATGCAGAATATATTTACTCCTCATTCATTATGGATTATGGAATAGATCTTATTGATGAGCGAGAAAAAGGTACTCTCCACTGGGATAAATTTAATGCATTGATTATTGGACTATCGGATAATACAAAGTTCAAGCGCGTGATTGAAATACGTCAAATGGAAATCCCTGAAAAAGCCACCGCTGAAGAAAAAGAAAAAATTCAAAAAGCTAAGCGAGAGGTTGCACTTAAGTCAAATCGTGAATTGATTGAGTTCGAAATGATGGACCTAAAACAAAAGCGGGAATACATGATGAGGAAGGAGGAAACAAATGGCGAGTGATGGATCAGTAATAATTGATGTTACCTTGGATGGTGCCAACGCACTAGCTCAATACAATCAGCTAGGAAGTAAATTTTCTAGTGCAACAGGAGCAGTGGGAAGTGCTGCAGGTAAAATGGGAAGTCTCATCAAGGGAGCAGGTCTTGCGGCAGCTGCAGGGGCGGCGGTTGCAGGAGCAGGAGCAGTTGCTCTTGGTAAGTCAGTTGTTTCCTCTTATGCGGACTATGAACAATTAGTCGGCGGTGTTGATACTCTCTTTAAAGGCGCAAGTGGGACAGTACAGAAATTTGCAGATAATGCTTTCAAGACCGCAGGAATGTCAGCGAATGAGTATATGGAAACTGTAACAGGGTTTTCAGCAAGTTTGATTCAATCTCTTGGAGGAGATACAAAAAAAGCTGCTCAAGTTGGTAATATGGCAGTGACAGATATGTCTGATAACGCGAACAAGATGGGTACATCTATGGGGATGATTCAAAATGCCTATCAAGGTTTTGCCAAAGGCAATTACACAATGCTCGATAACCTAAAACTTGGTTATGGTGGTACTCAAGAAGAAATGAAAAGGCTTCTTACTGATGCTGAAAAGATTTCTGGTGTAAAGTATGATTTGTCAAATTTTGCAGATGTTACGGAAGCAATTCATGTTATGCAAACTCAAATGGGTATAACAGGTACAACTGCAAAAGAAGCAGCAAAAACAATCGAGGGATCTATTAATTCAACTAAAGCAGCTTATCAAAACTTGCTGACAGGTCTAGGAAATCCTAATGCAAATATCGATAAACTTGTAAATGATCTTGTTGAATCATTTAGTAACGTAATAACGAATATTACTCCAGTAGTTCAAAATTTAGTTAAAGTACTCCCAGATGCTTTAGGGAAGATGTTTGGAGAAGTGGGGAAATTACTCCCGCAAGTTTTGCAATTGATTTCAGGCTTATTCAATCAAATACTAGCATTAGTAATTGATTTAGTTCCGACATTAGGACCAGCATTAGTCCAGGCCCTTACCTCTATGGTTAGTTCATTGTTATCAATGTTACCTCAGCTTATTAATACTGGTTTTCAATTAATTACTAATCTTGTCAATGGAGTACAGGAGGCATTGCCTCTGCTTATACCTATGGCAAATACGGCTATTTCTATGTTAGTTACTGGTTTAATTACCAATGCTCCGATGATTATTCAATCAGCTGTTCAGATAATATCTACATTGGTAACAGGACTTAGCCAGCAACTACCTTTGATAATTTCTGCAGCTTTATTGATTGTTGTTTCATTGCTTAACTCTATTGTTGCTGCGTTACCACAACTGATTCCAGCGGCTATTGGGATTATAAACCAAGTGATACAAACAGTAATACAATATCTTCCATTATTAATTACAGCTGCGATCCAAATTATTGTTGCAATAGTAACTGGACTAGCTCAGGCGATTCCACAATTAATACCAGCAATAGTGCAGGCTGTGATGGTGATGGTACAAACAATAATCCAGAATCTTCCTTTGTTGTTGAATGCAGCAATTCAGATAATTCTAGCAATTATCAAGGGTCTTGTTAATGCACTCCCACAATTGATAGGACAAATGGACGAGATTATTACAATGGTTGTCAATGTAATAATTGACAACTTACCGATGTTAATTAGAGCAGCAATTCAAATAATTGCGGCACTAATATCTGGATTACTCGGCGCCCTTCCACAATTGTTAAGCACAATGGGTGTATTGATAGCGAGACTAATTGGAAGCATTGCAAGCCGAATAGGCGAGTTTGCTACTAAAGGTATAGAAATCATTGGTAATTTTATTAAAGGGATACTAAGCGGTGAAAAACCAGCAGATGCTTTTAAAAAACTGCTACATGATGTTCTTAATCTATTTGGGTTGGATACCCTATTTGATGCGGGTAAAGCGATTATAAATGGTTTCTTAAACGGTTTAAAATCAGCATTTGAAAACGTAAAAGATTTTGTAGGGGGAATCGGGAATTGGATTAAAGACCATAAAGGGCCGCTCCCTTATGACCGTAAGCTACTTATTCCTGCTGGTAATTACATTATGGACGGCTTGGATGAAGGTCTTCAAGAAAACTTTAAAAATGTACAAAAAAATGTTTCTAGTATGGCTGATAAATTATTGAATAATTTCAATCCTGAACTACCTGATTTCAGTGGGAAAATAGGAATTGGAAAAAATTTATCGAGTATTGGAAGTGATTTAAGTCAAGCAAAAGTAAAAGATACACAACCTGCACAAGGAGATTTTAATGTATCAATTGTGATGGAAAAAGTAGAACTTGCCAATGATGCTGATATTGAAAAAATATCACAACAATTAGCGGAACAATCAATACGAGAGCTACGAAGTCAAATGGGAGGAGGTTTCTAGTGATAGTATGGAATAATATATCGTCCGTAAAATATGGAATGAACTTACTGGCTGATATTAAGTTTGATAGTATTGAGCAAGATGTTGAATTGATAGAAATACCAGGTCGTGATGGTGCTATTGTTATAGATAATGGGAGAAAAAAACCTGTTGAATTATCGTTAGAATTCACTATAAGATTTTTAAATACGTATCAGAATATTGAAGCACAAATTAAAGATATATTTACTTGGCTTTTTAATATGTCTGGCTTTAAGCACTTTGAATGGGTTGGGGAACCTGATTATATCTTTATGGCTAAGATAAACGGTAAGGCTACAGTAAACCGCTCTAATCCAGATATTGCTTTAATCACTGTCCCTATTAAATTACACCCAACTAAATTTTTAAAAAGTAATTTTGATACACCTAGAATATTGAAAAGTGGCGAAGCTTTCCAAAATAAAGGAACGCAGATTGCTTATCCAATAATTACTTTGGCAGGTACTGGAAATGTAACCTTAACTGTAAATGGAAACAAGTTTATCCTCAAAAACATAACTGGGGGAGTTGTTATCGATTGTGATAACCAAGTAGTTACTGATACATCTAAAAAGCATAGTCAGATGGATAAAGTTTATTCTTATCCTTTCCCAAATCTGAAGACTGGTTCTAACACCATAAGTTGGGATAATGCAGAATTTACAGGAACAATTATAGAAAGGTGGTGTGAACTTGCATGACATATCCAATATTATATAGTCCAGGACATACAGATTTTAATAATTTGGGCTTAGGTATCATGGTAGATACAACGTCTGCTACGGTTACTGAAGAATTGAATGGTAAGTTTGAACTTGATCTACAATATCCTGCAGATGGAGCACTTGCCCAATATTTGATCAATGATGCCTTGATTAAAGTTCCGACGGGTGATCAAGTAGATCAGCTTTTTAGGATAAAAACGATAGTAGAAAAAATTGACGGTAGACTCACAGTTCATGCGGAACATGTTAGCTATATCATTAATGACTTACCTATCAAGCCAAGCACAAGTGTAGTAGAGTCAGTCGCACAAGTTGCTTTGAATAGTATGTTGAAAGCTATTGCAGACAAACATCCTCTGACGGTTTATTCTGATATTACGACGATAGCTAACGCTAAATGGACTATCCCTAATTTCAAAAATCCAAGAAATATTCTAGGAGGCGTTGAAGGCTCAATATTGGATATATGGGGTGGGGAATATCAGTTTGATAATTACCAAATTCGATTAACTAATCAACGTGGTCATTATTCCAATACGATTATCGCGTATGGGCGTAATCTTACTGACTTTGAGCAAGAAGAAAGTATCTTAGAAACTTATACATCGATTTATCCTTATGTGAATGAAACAAGCAAAAACACTCCTGTTATACATACACTTCCAGAGTATTTTGTAGATAGTGAACATGTCGATAAATACCCTAATCGGCGGGTAGCTATGGTTGATTTTTCAGATAAATTCAATGATAAGAACCCTTATTCAGAGGATAAGCTAAGAAAATTTGCACAGTCTTATGTAAAAAGTAACAAGATTGGTGTACCTAAAGTCACAATGAAAGTTTCAACGGTGGATCTCAGTGGCTCGCTTGATGAAAGTTACAATGTGGAAGAAGTAGAATCACTTCATTTAGCGGATACGGTAAAAGTTTTCTTTGAACTTTTAGGGGTTACAGCCGAAGCAAAAGTTGTAGGGGCTGTCTGGAATGTTCTACTCAATCAGTATGATAGTTACACCCTTGGAGCTAAGAAAGCAAGCTTTGGACAATGGGTTAACGATAATGTTAATGAAATTAAAAATACCGCAGATACTGCCAAACAAACGGCTATTAATGCAGCAATTTCCGCAGATGGAAAGAATACCAACTATTACGGTAATTCTGGAGATGGATTTCCTGCAAATCCTAAAGTAGGTGATTTATACTTTCAAAAAGACGGAGATAAAACAACTGTTTATCAATGGGATGGTACATCGTGGGTAAACATCATAGATGGCGACTGGCAATCAGATTTTGAGCAAGAAATGCAAGATAAGCTGGACCAAGCCAAACAAGAAAATGATGCTGCTTTTGCAGACTTAGATAAACAGCTGTCAGAGGCACAAACAGCTATTGAAAATGTGGAAGCTGCAAATGAAGTTGTAGTTCAAGCAGTCGATCAAGCGCAAGAAGATATAAAGTCTGTTGATGAAGCAGCTACTAAAGCTCTAGCTGAGGCAATGACTGGTCAAAGTATGGCTACCATTGTTCAAAATGATTTGAATAACACAAAAACAGTTGTAAGTCAGCTTTCAGATTCTATCACTTTAGCGGTTCAAAAAAATGATGTCATCAATCAAATTAATGTTTCTACTGAAGGGATATTAATTGCTGGAGAAAAAGTCCATATTACAGGAACAACACTCATAGACAATGCTGTTATTACTACAGCAATGATTAAAGAGCTAGATGCTTCAGCAATTACAACAGGAACACTTGCGGCTAATCTTATCGTGCCTACTGCAGGTAATTTACTCATGAATAGTGAATTTCAAAGCAATGGCTTTTTTGATGGCTGGGATAATACATTAGGTGGAATTTCTAGTCCTTGGTATGATTCTTTAGCTGCTTATACAGATGAATACGGTTCGGCTTCAAGTTGTGCAGGTATTAACTCATTAAATGAAGAAGTTACTACTTCTGATTGGAGAAGGTTATACCAAGATGTTCGGGCTCGTGAAGGTCTAGCTTATTCTTTTAGTGCCCAATTACGAGTCACTCAATCTGCAGTGGATTCAAAAGGAAGTTACGGGGGAATAGGGCTTTCCTTAAGATTTTTGGATAAGGATAAAAAAGAACTAAGCGCTACAGGGGGCTTTATTACAAATAATCCTGATGGCCCTTTTACAAATTACAAAGTAGAAAATAAAATAGCTCCAACAGGAACGAAATTTATAAGATTTACTATTGCTGCACGTGGAAAGGTAAACGGTTATGCGACTAGAGCAATGATGAATAGAGGAACAACAGTTCTTCCCTATACTGCTTCTACAGGTCAAGTAGTTGTTGGTTCAGATATGATTGTGGACGGTGCAATTGTAGCGCAACATTTAGCTGCAGAATCTGTAACAGCAAAAGCACTGGCTGTTGGTTCAGTAAATATGGGGAGTGCTGTTGTTACAGGGACACTGGATGCGAATCGAATTAATGTGATTAATCTAGATGCCGGTCAAATTAAAGTTGGAACTTTGAATGCTTCTAATGTAAAAATTATCAATCTAGATGCTGGCTCAATTACCACAGGTAAGTTAAATGTTGCGGTTCAGATTAATGCAAACAGCATTGTGGCCGGAACATTAAACGCAAGCCTTCTATCAGGAACAACAGGCTACTTAAAGCAAGTATCTACGGGGCGTATTATTAATACTATTGATAGTGCTTTGCAAATTTCTACAGCAGGTGCCTTTAATCATACGACTAATGCTTCACAGCTTGTCTTGGTTTCGCCTAAAGATCCTGATAGCCCTTATCCAGGACAAATGCAATATAATCAAAACCCTCTCGCTTCAAGTGGAGGGACAGGTCTTCGCTTTTATCATGCACAAATCCACACCACTGGCGCTGGTACCCATCTTTACCTCTGTCCAAATGAAGGAGGGGAGCTTCGGGTATCAGCAAGGTCAGATATTACGGGTATTTACAAAGATGTCAGAGCTGCGAACTTTAGGGTTAATTCTACTGCAAAAAGTAAGAAAAACATCCGTAGCTTTAAAGAGAGTGCACTTGATATCGTTAATTCTCTGGCTATTAAGAGCTATATTAAGAACGGCCGTTCTGAAATAGGGGTAATAGCAGAAGAAGCAGATCCACAGATTTTATCTGATGATGGTGAATCTGTTGCGCTTTACGATTACATCTCAGTTGCTGTTAAGGCTATTCAAGAACAAAATAAAATTATTCAAAATCTCAAATCACAAATCGAAGAAATGGAGAAACACATTGCTTAAATTTAAAAATGGAGAAATTACTCCGACGATTAACTTTTTAAGTCAGTTACCCTTAAAGAATAAATCGTCTCGCGCTCGAACTGTTTTGGTTAAGAAGCTTACTGAAAAAAATGAGGAATATACGAAATTCCAAGTTGAAATCATTGAAAAATATGGTGAAAGAGATGAAAAAGAGCAGTTAGTAGAAATAGCTCCTGGATCTTTTAAGATTCAAAAAGAGTATGTTAGTGAAGCTAACGAAATTTTACAAGAGTTACTAGAAGAAGAGGTTTATATCAATGTTGAGGAGTATCGTCCAAATATTAAGTTTTTAGTCACAGCTCTAAATAAACTTGATATGGAATTGGCTGGTCAAGATGCACTTCTTTATGATAACTTGCTGGATAAATTAGAAAAAGAAAGTGAAGGTGAATAAATGACTTTCCCAAATATCAATACAAAAACGACACTTGATTCACAGATTATCGCTGGTGACCGTTCTATATGTAATATGTATGCGACAGTAGAATCAAGCGGAGCTTATAATATTAATTTCAACGTTACAGACGCGACAGGATGGCATGAGAATGAAGCATCAAATATTGAAGATGTGAAGTCCTTTATTAGTAACGCTCAAGAGGTCGCAAATAAGCAGTTTGAAGCAAATAAAGTGCCAGAGGAGGAGTCATAAAGTTGGAAAAAATGCTTAGACATACCTGGATATTATTCATGGATGTCTTAAATAACTGGCCTGCTGTGGTCATTGTGTTGGGGATTGTGAGTTGGTTCTATCGAAGATTTACAAAGCAGCAGGAGTGCCAACTGAAAGATATTCAAATGCATATTAAGCGTATTGAACTGTTACAGGCCATTAATAATGATTATGGACTACAAGTTGTAAGTGGAATCTATGACGACTACGAAGCGCTTGGGGGTAATACATATGCCCATGACTGCTTTGAAAAATATAAAAAAATGAAATTGGAGGAAAAATAATGTTCACAAAAACTTTTTGGAAAGATACATTAGAACGTGCAATAAAGACTTGTGCACAGTCATTGGTAGCTGTGGGCTTATCTGGAGCTACAGGGGTACTTGATGTAGATTGGAAAAATGCAGTGAGTGTAGCTTTGTTAGCGACACTTGTTTCAGTGTTCACATCTATCGGAAGTGGAACAGTTGGAGATGATTCCGCAAGTGCAGTCAAATTAAAAAAGGAGGAATAACATGCATAATGTAACAGCAACAATAGGACCACTTGTGGGAAAGCAGGTTGGCTATTCTAGT